GGAGCCGCTATCCCGTACGGCATCAACCCCGACGGATGGAACACGAACGGAATCGGAGACTCGCCGGCGTTGTACCAGGCTTCTCCGGTCTGCGCGCCCATCAAGTACAGATACCCGTTCGCCGCACGGATCGCACGAAGCGGATCGGGCGCCTTGCTACGCTGAATGAACTGCGTCGGATCCCAAGTCGTGAAGTCGAGCAGGTCGGAGATGCGTACCGTCGACGTCGCATCGTCGAGGACGAGCCCGTAACCGTCGAGCGTGTCGCCCATCGTCGCAAGCCCCGCTAGCGCCGCAACAGCCGCAAACGTGTTCGTGCTGAGAATGAACGTGTACGCGTTACGGCCGCTCGTGATGAGCAACTCACCCACGGTGTTGAGTGAGATGGTGGCGGGGTTCCCGTCGATCGCAACCGTCCCGCGGTTGGTGATCGCCCCGTTTTCGGCGATCTCGTTAAACCGCGTACCCTGCACGGCGAACTCCCGCTGGGTCTGCGGATCGAAGATGTGCGCTCGGCCAGGAGAGCCCTGGTCAGTCGCGATCAACTCCACACCGGGAGTCGGATTGCACGACCAACGCGCAGTCGCCCCGGGGCTCTCAGCGCGCTCAAGGTACCAATTCATGAGCCGCTGTTGGTCGAGGTTGGGAGCCTGTGCCACATTCGACGGGCCCAGGAAACTCGGGAACTCCATCAGCCTTGGTCCGTGTAGATCGACCATCGGCTGTGACCGACGCCGATCAGCGCCGCAGGGTCGAGCTTCAACTCTGCCGGCCGAGCGTTGGCGCGCTTGACCACTCCCATGCTCTCGGCTGCAGCCTTGGCGAGGCCAGCGGACACCTGGCTCTCAAACGGAGCCGCGAGCTCGACAGCCAGGTTGGTGCGCAGCATCCGCTCATAACCGGGCGGCAAGCTGAACGCGCTCGTCAGCGCAGCTTGCCTGGCAACCGCAGTCGGCGAGTACAGGGCAAACTGGAGCGTCGTCCCCGTCGGAATCGGCAACAACTCGAGCGTACCGCGCGCGGTGCTGAACGTCGGGTTATACCACCACGCTTGAGGCATGGTGTTTTCCAGCGCCTTGTTCGGCCACTCCCGATATGCAGCGTCAGTCAGTTGGAGGAGAGGTGTCTCGAGGTCCGGAGTCGGCGCCGTGTCGATGAGCCGGACATCGTCCAGGAACACAGGGCGCACGATGTCCACATCGCCCCCTGCGCCCACCGTGTAGCTCCCGTCACTCGGCGTGATCGCTTTGACGGTGCGGGTGCTGAAGTAGATGGCACGGTTGTCAGCCGCCCACTGATCCAGAAGGCCGTTGAGTAGCTCGAGTGCCAGGTCGCCGTCGGCTGCAGACATCACCTCGCCCGACGCGAGGACGCCTAGCGCCTGTAGCGCCCCACGGCAGATGTCGGCGACAGTGCTGACGGCCACATGAGCCTACGACTGCTTAGCCTTCCGCTTTGTCTTCGGCTGCTCCGGGATCTCGGGCAGATGCTCGAACGCTTCCTCGTCCGCTGCTCGCGCCTCGGCGCGCGCCGTCTCGCTCAGGCGCTTGTCCTCGTACAGCCTGTGCGCGGCGGCCACCGAGAGGCTGTCTTCGTCGCGAGTGGCGCGCTTCAGTGCGTCCTCCACGCTGTCAGACCAGCCTTCGGCGAGTGCCCGACGGTGCTCCTGCTCGCTCGCCACGGTGAAGTAGTTGCGTCGCGAGAACGCTTCGTCCTCAGGGTCGATCACCAGTAGCTTCCCGACCGGAACGCCCTCGGCGTTCAGGTGTCGCGACGCCCGGTACAGCATGCGCGGGTACGGGTGGTTCTTCGGGTCGTACCCGGGGATTCGGTTCCGCGTCTCCCAACCCCGCATCTCCTGAGCGTACGGACTCAGATCCGGATAGCGGAACGACGGGATCTGATCCGGCGCCGGATCGTTGGCTGGGTTGAGGTCGAACACCCTGTCCATGAGTCCTCCCTACGTGGATGCTGTGGGCGCCTGCGTGATCGTCTCGACACCCAGGGCGCCCACCGTGTACGTCGTCTCTTGCTTCGTCCACCTCCGCAGGGTCGTGGATGCCCCGGGCCCCACAGCATCGCCCTGCGCAAACCACACAGCGCCCGTGAGCACGTTGATCCACGGAGACACCAACAGCTCGGTCGGCGGCAGTCCTGCCGGATCGCGCGAGTAGAGCTGGTCCGGCTGCGCGATCCAAGCCGTTGCGCCGTTCGGGTGCAGCTCGGCTCCAGTTCCGTCCTGGCCACGGCGGAGCCGGACAGGGTTCGCCAGTGGGTTGCCGATCACCGCTACCGACTCACGGTCGATGTACAGCCGCGTGCCGTCCGACAGGCCGGCGACGCTGGCGACATAGGCTTCGCCATCCTCCCGCCCGAGCGGGGAAATCAGCGTCGTGCTCGACAGCGTGACGAGGTTGCCCATCTACTTCTCGCCCTCCGCCTTCTCGCCTTCGTATACGACCGTATCACCCGTTGCGGCTTTGACCAGCCGCAGTTTCGCATGCCGGCCGATGATGGCCGCCTCTTGCTTGGCGTTCAACACGACGACCGTTCCGAGCCGAGTGTCCAACACCTTGGGATACTCGACGTCGGACGCCTGAGCCTTGCCCATCAGTTACCGCCGGGCATAGCAGAGTGTGTACTCGTACGAATCCGCTCCGGACTGCGACGTCGCCCACTTCACCAGCTTGAAGTTCCCGCCTGGCGGGACAACGACAGGAGGAAAGTGGACGTTCAGCCCGACGACAGCGGTACCCGCCATCGTGACCCCGCCCGTGGGTGGACCGTACCCGGTGTTGCCGAAGCCGAAGAAGTACTGGTCCTCGACCACAGACACCGTGGACCGCAGACGCTGATGATCGAGCCTCTTCTCGGTCGCTGCGGCGGTTGCCACAACCGCACCGAAGCTCACGATGGAGTCGCCGTCAGCCGCGCCACCGACAAGCGTATTGACGACGGTTGCCACGGTCCCACCCGACGTCTTGACGGTAGACCCGTTGTTGTCAGCCCACAAGGTGAAGTCGGTTGTGCTTGATCCGGCGCCGATCGCCGTCATGCGGATCCGAACGAAGTCGGGATAGAGCCGTTTGGTCGTGCTCGCGTTGAAGACGTGCAGCAGCGGCTTGGTCGAGAGATCCGCTTGCACCGGAGCCGCATGGCCCGCGATCCCCGTCCCGTCCGTCACGTTGTAGGTGCAGTAGTACGATCCCTCGTCGGCGTAGGCGTACATCTTGCCCGCGCCCAGGGGGAGGGTGTAGGCCTCCCCATAGGAGCCGGTACGCGTGGGAGTGGCTGCTGCGGAGCCGTCCGCCGTGAACGTCGGCAGGGTCCGCGCCACAGCCGCGAGAAGGATGCCGCTCGACAGCGCAGCCAGCGTCAGCGCGAAGACGAGCGAGCGCCGGAGTCGGGTGATGAAGTTGCTCATGGCCACCCTCACGCGATGCCCGCGACCAAGTTGGTCACGGTGCCCGTCCATGCGGGCTGTGTGTACGCGAGCCACACGGCGTTGCACGCGATGAAGCGCACAGCCACCGGGCCCCCGCTGTTGAACGTGAGCACGTCGTAGCTCGCGCCCTCGCCCCCGACACCACCGGTGAACGTCACGACGTGCGCCGCCGTGCCGTTGCCCACGATCACCAGCTCGTCACCGTCCATGTCGGTCGTGGGGATCGGGACCGTCAGGTTGATGACGCCCGTCCCGTTCAGGATCACGACATGGTCGGACCCAGCCGGGGTGTGGACCACCGTCGAGTTGTCGGCGGTGATCGACTCGATGATCCGAGGCCGGCCCGCAGTGATGTTGCCGACCGGGACGCCCGTACCGGGCTCGTCCCAATCGTCCGCCTGAGTGCCCACGACGACACCCGCAGTGACCACGTGCGCCGAGGTCAGCGAGCCTTCCCGGCCACGCAGCACCGGGATCGTGGTCGCCGTGCCGTTGTACGACTGCGCCACCTGCAGGAATTCCTGGTCGATGCGGAGCAGACGTCCCGTGGCGAAACCGGTCGCGGAAGCTACGACGATGGACGTGTCATCCACGCCCACCGCACTCGAGAGAGTCGTTCTCGTCAGCGCCATGGCTCCCTCCTACCCTTGCGCGCGAACAGCGAAACGAGCGTCGAGCGTCGCAGCGCCCACGATCGTGTCGATGCGCGTGATGTTCTGGTCGGTGCGGACGTCCCACTGCTCAGCCATACGAAGCGCCACTCCTCGAGCGGGAGAACTGATCCGCTCGACGTTGGCGCCACCGTTCGGCTTGACCAGGTCCGCGGTCACGAACGCGAACGCCGCGGGATGGAATACCATCGACGTCGGAGACACGGTCGCGGCGAACGTTCCGCCCGCAGCCATGTTCCAGTAGGTGAGCACCGCGTTGTTGGCCGGGCTGTTGCTCACGTTCTGGTACGCGCCCGACGTGACGATCGACGGCGTGATGCTGAGAGTGGCATCGCCCGCGGTGTCCGATACGTTCGCGGTGAGCGCGAAGCGCTGTAGCCGTCCGGTGGACTTCTTGCTCAGCGGGTTGACCGAGAACACCCCTCCCAGAGTGAAGGTGTCTCCCTTGACTCCGGAGAAGCTGGACCAGCCATCGGTGATCAGGCTCGAGCCGGTCTGGTTCGCGCCGTTCACCAAGGGCGTACTTGCGCCGGTAGCGGCTCCGCTCGTGAACGTGGCCACGTTCTGGTCTTCGTAAAACGTGAGTCCGAGCCCCTTACCCATGAACCCTTCACGGAAGGCTTCGGACGACTCCTCACGCGGGTTGAACATGGCCGCCACGGTGTCCGCGATCTGGATCGCGGCTTCCGGATCCAGCACCGCATTGCGACCCTGCTTGGTCACGGCGAGGTCCGTCAGCAGGCGCCCAGCCGTGAGGTACGTCAGCCGGGTCGTGGGTGTCGTGCCCAGCGTGCCGACGGCGTTGTACACGTCCTTGTAGACCGTCGAGAACGCCAGCGCGTCGATGACGGACGCCAGGGCGTTGCCCGCGGCCTTCGTCTCCTCCATCGCCGTGTTCAGCTCAGTCGTCTCCTGCCACGTGGACCAACCCATGTCCACGTGCTTCTGGTTGGTCAGGGTGATCGGAACCGATCGGTTCTGGATGTTCTGCACGTCCAGCGCCTGACCGTCCGACACCATGAACAGCGGGGGCAGCCGATAGTTGACGGTGTTGCCAACCTTCGCGCCCTCGACCTTGTACTCGCTCGACGCGATGCGCTTCACGTGCGCGATGAACGTCAGCGAGTTCTCGTACCCCCGCCCGACCTCCTTGAGGTACCAGAGCGGATCCTGAAAGGTGTTCGCCATGTCCCACCACGGGGCCCGTCGTCAGGCCCGGAATCTATGCCGAGCGCCGTCTCCTGCGTTCCAGCGCGTTGTAGTACGAGGCATGTTCCTCATACGAAGACGCGCGGGGATCGGGCTCCGCATCGACTACCGCCGTCGTTCCCGCGACTGGCCGCGCGGGACGCGGTGCTTGACTCGAGAGCTTGGGCGCCGGATTGCCAGCAGTGGCGGCGTCCTCCAACTTGCTCTCGATCTTCCCCATCTCCCTCTCAAACTCACGAGGGCGCAGCGTGGAGAGGCGCTGGATTACGTCCGGATGCGCCGACAGAAAGCGCATCAGCCGAGGCGCATCGGCTGAGCGTAGACACTCGTCTGCAAGTGCATTCGCCGCGTTCGGGGTGCGGCCATCCGCCAACGCGAAGACGGACGGCTCGAGGTCCTGCAACTCGGGCACCAGCTCCTCCAGAAAAGCGGCGCCTCCGGCTTCCGACATCTGCTTGTCGAAGCTTTCGAAATGCTTCTGCATCTCGCTCTGGAAGCTTCGCTGACGATCTCGGACAGAGCGTTCGGCCTCGGCTTTGTCGAGTGCCTTCCGCACCGCCCAATCGGTGTGGTCCTTCAGGAACGTCTGAAAGTCCTTGCCCGCAGCGTCGTACGCTTCGACCGTGGGCTCATCGTCGGCATCGTCCGCCGCCGGCGGCGGCGTGTCCTTGAGCGGCTCTCGAGTGGCAGTCCTCAGTCGCTCGATCTCAGCATCACGCTCGCGGAGCTGGCGCTTGAGCTCGGCTGCCTCGCGCGTGGCTTGCAGCACTCGCTCGCGGGCATCGCGCTTGCGCTTCTCGATCGCGACCGCCTTCTCGTCTTCGGACTCCGGCTTCGCAGTCGCCCCGCCGGGCGCCGCAGCCTTACCTTCAACCGCATCGGCCGCATCCTGGTCCTCACCCTCGTCGGCCTTGACGGGCTTCGTCTTGCGCGCCTCGGCTGCTGCCTTCCCGCCCAACTGACCCAGCTTCGCGGCAGCCGCAGCAGCTTCGTCCTTCGCGGATGGCGCCTCGAGAGCGGTACGCACCTGATCTTCGGTGAGCCGGTTGCTGTCGGCAGTCCAGCCGTCGTGCTCGACAGTCACGTAGCTGGTGTTCCCGGTAGGCGCGTTGCCGACGCCCTCGGTGGAGGTCATCAGCGGAAAGTATCGACCCCCCGCCAGGCGCTTGTCAAGCCCCCAATGGGTGTCACCCGCCTCACCTGCCCAAGAGCAACCACTTCAGCCGCCGTGCGAGCCCAACCCGCTCGAATGCCGCAGCCCACAGCTCCAGCCTCTGTACCCGCTGCCGCCACGCTTGCCCTTCCAGCGCCTGGCACTCGAGCGCCTTGGTCAGGTCCTCGATCGCGCGAGCGTGACCCTCGAGAGCTTCGGTGTGGTCGAGGATAGCCTGACGCTGCTCGCGGTCCGATTCCGCGAACTCCAATACCCGCGCTCTCGATATACCGGTCAAGCCCCTTCGTCACTCTCGCCCGAAACCTGGTTCCGTTCCTGCCACCAAGCAAGGATGACAAACGCCAGCAGCGTCGCCCACAGGCCGTGAACTACGCCGTAGGCGAGCCCGATCGCAACCAGCATCGTTCTCCAGTTCATGCGGTATCTTCCCCCTCTCCGCGCGAGTTGGCGTTTGATTCGGACTGCGTCTGACTCGCCGAGAGTACAGTCTCTACGCGCGCCAGTCCGACCTCATGCCGCCGTTGCCGCTCGCTGTCCGTGAGATCCATCTGCTTCAGCATGAGCGCCGTTTGCGCCTCGAGCCGTTCGAGGATCAGCTTCATGGCGTTGTTCTGCTCGGCGACCGCTTGGCGGCTCGCGTTGTCCATCTCCGCTTTCTTCATCGTCGCCTGTTGCTCTGCCATCTTCGTCTCGATCGCCTGCGTGGCCTTCGCAAGCATGCCCTGGAGCTGACGCAGCTCGGCGTCCTTGGCTTGCAGTTGCGCAGTGAGCTGTTCGGGGCTCGGCGCCTCGCCCGCCTTCGCCGTCAACCCTGGCCGCTGCGTCTCGATCACCTTCAACAGCCGCGCAGCAAGCTCCTGGCTACCGGGCACGTCGAGGAACCGCGCCCAAATGTCCCCGAACACAGTCAGCATCTCGGGTGCCGCCTGGATCATCTGCGCAAGCTGTTCCTGACCCTGTTGCTGGCGGCTCTGGTACGCCTTGCCGATGTTCACCGTCACGCCGTACGCACCCTGCTTCAGGTCGTAGTGCTTCGCCCCTTCCACGCCTTCCCGGGACTCGATTGGCATCCCCGTCGTACGGTCGATCGTGAACGGCTTCCCGAGCATGATCGGGCGCGGGCGTAGCTCAGCGTCGATCACCTGGGCAATCCGTCCCGGCCGGTCGTAGACCACAGGCATCGCATCGAGCAGGATCCGTGCAGCGAGCGGCATGCTGACCAGCTTCATGTTCTGGATGTAGCCGCTGGTGCTCGAGTCCGCCTGATTCTGAAGCAGCTCGATCGCCTTCCCCGACTGACGTCGCGCTTCGAACCGACCCAGCGCAGCGTCGGTGATGTTCGTGGAGGACTGGATGTCGTTGTCCATCTGCTGCGCAAGCTGGAGCGCCATCCCCAGCTTCGACGTGTCCGCCTGGAGTCGCTGTGGCAACGATGGCGCCGGTTGACCATCCAGCAGCGTCGGCCGAACCTCGAGGTAACTCCAGTTGTGCGTGTTGACCGTATCCCACTTGTGCTCGTGCCCAGCGAACTGACCCTCCCAGCCCACCACCGGCGCCTTCGGCTCGAGCGCCGTGATCTCGATCGCAGTCGTTACCGCGTAGTTGTAGCCCCGGCATGCGTCCATCGCGGGCCCCACGAGACCCTGACGCCGACGTTCACCGTCGAACGGCTGCAGTTCCTCGCCAATCGTCGGCACCAGCGGGATGTAGCGCTTCCCGGGCCAGACGTCGGTCTCGAGCACTTCGGCCGCCGTCAGCTTGTAGATCAGGACCTTGGTCGTCTGCATGTCGCGTGAGAGACCGTCAGGCTGCACCGACCGTCCAGCCGGGAGCTCGTCGTCGTAACCAGAAGACCCATCGTCGAGCGTGACGTAGCGGCGCGTCTTGCTCTCCTTGCGAAAGTACTCGGCGACGAGCACGGCCTTGGTGTCCAGGTCCCCCGTCACCCACTCCGGCTCGGCCAGACGCAAGTCCTCGAACACCTGGTCGTCGCCATAGTCGGTCTTCGCATTCGGAAACTGCTCCTTGAAGTCGTCCACCGGTACCCACGTCAGCACGAACGCGAACCGGCCGTCGCTACGATCGGCACGCTGCGCCACTGGGTCGAACAGCACCAGGCTCTGGTCGAAGATCCGCTCGAAGATGAGCTTCTGGTCCAGCGGGTCCTCCGTCTCCTCGTCCCACACGTTCCGGATCCGAAACGCCCCAGATCCGCACTGCAGCGCACGATCCATCGACCAGAACAGCACGTTCTCGGCGCCCTCGCCATCCGCTTCGATCGTGCGGATCAGGTCCTGGCGGATCTCGGCACCCTCCTTGCTCGAGGTTTCGTTCTTCGGATGGATGTTGATGCCCAGTTGGCTCGCGCGGAACTGGTTGCGCACGAGGTTGAGCGGCTGTCGGGTCTTGGGAATGCTCAGCATCGGGCGCTTGGGTTGCGTACCGCCTGCACCCTCGCGGGCATCGCGCGCAGCAGCATCCCACTGGTACTCGCCGACCTGGAAGCGTAGGACTTCCTTCTCGCGGTCGCGCTGCTTGGCTTCAGCAGTCATCGACTGTTTGAAGCGCTTCTTGGCCTCGTCGAGGATCGCCTTGTCCGCCACCGACGGGCCCTCGCTCTCTACGCGCCGCGGCTTGGCCACGCTACACCCCCATCCAGGACCCAGGCTGTTTCACGCGAGGCTCCGGCCGCTTGACGACTGCCACCGGCGCAGCGAACGTGAGGCTCAAGGCGTCCCCATCGTCTGGAGAGTCTACACCCCGTCCCTTCATTTGCTCCTTGCTCTCGAGCCACACGCGCTGACGCGGGTCGGGTCGCACGCCGGGTCCGATCAAGTCGCTCTCGAGCTCCGCGCTCGTGTCGATCGCGCCCACGAGCAGCCACTCCTTCATCTGCTGCCACATGTAGTCGCGATAGTACCGGCACTTGCTGTCGGGGCTGTCGCTGCCGAAGTTGATCTCGCGCACCTGCTGAAACCCAAGCGCCCGGAGCCGCGCGCCTATCGGGCCCGCGATCCCCGCGCTGTCCAGAAACAGCGCCGCTACCGGATGCTCATCCCATGTGCGTGACAGCACGTCCGCCAACCGGTTGACGAGCACTGCCGGGTCGCGCGTGAACTCGCCCTTGATCCGGATCGGAGAGATCGACCGCGCATCGTTCCCGCGCCGGAACCGGATCACGTTGTCGTCACTGTTCCCACTCCACATCGGAACACCATGACGACGAACATAGATCGTTCGGTGCGGAGTCGAGACACACCACACAAAGCCGCGATACGGGACACGTTGTGTTGTCCGCTTGAGTACGGTCCGATCTGCATGCCAACGATTCCCTTGCCGACCATGTGATGGACGCTCACCCACGCGCCAAGTATCGTGCTGTCGCACCACACGGCGCCCTTCGATCAGCACAACCGATCCGGCTGGTGCCGCGGGCGACAGCTTACCGGCACACCCCAACTTCGCAAGCACTTCCTGCAGATCATCCGCCAATGCTCGACTGGAGGTGTAGTAGCAACGTCCGGTTCCATCCGGATGCTGGCTCCCATCTCCACGCCGAAATGCGTCGAGAAAGGCCCGCATCACGATAGCGGAACCTTCCTTGATCCATTCGGGCATGCGCTTATTCGCAGCTCCATGCCCGCAGTGCTCCAGTAACCAAGCCCCAATCCCCCGATGTTGGAAACGGATCGTGCCATGCGAACTCCACCGACTATGACGGAGGCCCATTCGAGAAAGTAGGCGTTCGATTTCTTTGCGCTTCTCCGCATGGCGTTGTGAAAGCTCTACGACGAGTGGGCGTTGCTGCTGACCTGGCCGCAGCTTCGCCGTATAGACGTTCCCCTCAGCAACGAACCAGCCCAAAAACGCCGCCCAGTCTTCGGCGGCAAAGGTGTGGCGCCAGACAACAGCGCCCCCGTGAGGCTGGCGTTTCTGAGATTCGAAGGCGATCGTGGCTGGACTTGTCCCTTCCCAGCGATGCCACGCCCGCAGTTGATATGCCTTCGGGAGACGATCGTACCGCCGAATCTGGTAGCGCTTGCTCATGTAGTGCGAGCGCACGATGAAGTTGTGGTTGTCAGTTACGCAAAAGTTTACCTTGCTCGACTCGCGCAAGTTCATCGCCCCATCATGCCAGTAACGATGGATCGCCGTCATGCGCGCCCAAGTGGCTACGTCGCCATCCAAACTCAGCACTGCTTCCGATCCACGCAGGTCTGAAAAGAGTTTCCAGCCATCGCTCGTGAGAATCTCGGTCTCGCAGTCGAAACAGCCGCCCCACGCAAGGTCACACCCGACCACCAGCGGCTCGTCCGGCATCACCGCCACCTGGCGCTTCTGAGCCTGGAGTACACGCTCGTGGTCGATGAACTGTGCGTCAGAGGCCCGCGGCGGAATGCCGCGGACCCGGACGCGGAAAAAGTCGGAGTCCTCTCCGAACTCCTGCTCCCACTCCGCGATCTGCGCCTTGTTCGTCAGCCGAGACTGACGCGAGTCGATGATCGTCGGGTGCCAACGCGCACGGTCGTGACCGAACACCGCGGCGTGAAATCCGCCCATGCTGCGCGTCGGGTTGCCGAACCGGAAGATCATCGGCTGACCGTCCGTCAAGCCGCCCTCCGCGACCTCGTGAATCTTGTCCGAGATGGCCGAGTCCTCGTCGAAGATGTAGAAGCTCGTCGAGGTCGCTGCGTGCTGGCCGGCGAACGCTTCCGTGTTCTCCTCCTTGCACGACTGCGGCGCGCAGAACCAGGAGTCCTTGTGGTCCTTGTGGTACATGCGCTGGTCGCCGAGCACCCACCAGTGCGCAGTGATGCAGCGCGACGTCCACTCCTTGATGGCGGACCAGGTCTTGGTCTGGAGCTGCGTGAACGTGTTCGCCGTGACGGTGCCGCGCGCTAACGGACGTGTACTCATGATCCAGTCCACAAGCCACGCGGCCATCGTGCTTTTGCCCACCCCATGACCTGACGCCACCGCACGCCGGATGGGCGCGACCGGCGTCAAGCCGTCAAACGCTGCGGCCGCGACCTCAGCGCCGACGCCCCGCAGAAACTCACGCTGCCAGATGTCGGGCCCGTCGTGCCCCTCAAGGGCCCCGGGCTCGCCCCACGGATACGCGAACAGCACGAACCCCAGCGGGTCCGCGAAGTAGCGCGCGACCTCGTCTGCAAGCTGATCGTCAGAGGTTGGACGGGCGGCCACGGGCACGAGATTTATTTGGGGGGGTACTTTGACCGATCTTCGGCCACGCGGCGGCGGCCGGCTAGCAAGCGCTCCACCAGGCCCTCGCTCACGTCCACCTCAAGGCGCTCCCGAAGCAGGCCTAGGTGCTTGAAGAGCATCTCGAGCGCCCGCGGCTTGTCCCAGAGCTGCACCTCGACCACGGTCTCCTGCTTGCCGTCGCCCGCAGTCTCGTTGTGCTTGAGCGTCTTGATCCTGCCCACCGCCGCCTTGAGATCCTTCGGCCAGTCTTTCACCGGCTTGAGCCGACTCTGATCGTCGTACAGCTCGCTGAGGTCCGAGTACGCCAGCCGGGCGGCCTCGCGCAGCGCCCGGTCGGGGTCGATCAGGTCAGCCAAGCGCTGAGCAGCCTTGCGCTTGACCTGAGGGGCACGCCCGCCGTGCATACCGCAGACTACGCCGCCCTTGATC